TTAAAATTCCTTTATTATTATACTGTGCAAAGTTAAGACTTATTTTTGATTGTTTTTTCTCAGGAAGATAAACATTCTTTTGATTTGCCATTATAGCAAGACCTGAACTAATACTTGCATCAAACTTAGTTCTGCTACTAATATCAAACCTTGCCCAATCTTCTAATGTCCTTGTAAAATACATTGACCCCATTTCATCCATAGACCTATATGTCCCGTCTAAATCAATACCAACGTACTTTTCTATATACGATTCTATAGCCGCAGCATGTGACTGCTTTACATCTTCAGATGTATTAGGTATGCCCCCAAGTTCCTTTTCAGTCTTTGATAATTTATTATAATGTTTATCTGGTCGGTTCATACAAAATCCTCTATATCCTCTGTTTTTAAAATGATATAATAACCTTGGCTTGTTGTTCTCTACAAGTATAGGCATTCCATAAAATACGCAGGCCATTAGTACTTCTTCAAAAAAAATCTCTGCTGTTTGTGGTCTAGCAACATATTCTAAAAAAAACTCATTACTTGGAGCTTCATCCATATTAAATTTAGTTAATCCGTGTAGAGCTCCATTTGATCCACCACCTCCAACAGTTCCAGATATATCATAACTATCACATCCAAACGCACCTATGTGTTCATTAAGCGGAAAGTATACTCCATGCTTTTGAATCTTTTTATTATTCAAACCTTTATTAGGAGTCCAAGAAACTTTAAATCTACCTCTTGAGTCTGGAGTCCAGATAACCTCAGAATCTTTTATACCATCTTTCCAATAAAATCTACCACGAGTTACGTGATGCTCCATAATCAAAGAATCATTGTAATCAATCTGCTGGTATATTTTAGTTAAATTAAATAGTGATGATTTACTCTCATCTCTAAATGCGTGAGATTCTGTTCTTGGAAACTGTCTGTAAAATTCATTTAATGCATCTGCATCATTCTTTAGTGAATCTACTTCAGCTTCCCAGTAATCTATTGCTCCATTTGTAATCCATTCTCCATCTACTCCAGCTATAGGTTTTTCAGGTCTTCTAAATACAGGCATCCCATATCTATCTATAAAACCTTCCATATTCCACTCCATAGGAATAAATAAAGAATATAACCCCGATTTTGTTTGACCGTTTGCGTTTCTAGTATTTACGTTCGAATCTTCAAATAGTTTTTTAAAATTCTCACCCCCTTTATCAAGAGCATTAGAAGTAGAACCCATCATACATTTACCAATAACTTTACTACCTAATCTTAAACAAGTTTTTGTTACACGCCAGTTATTTAAAATATTATTAGGCTTTATCCACTTACCAGATTCATCGTGAACTAAAAGTAAAAGTTTCTCTCCATCATAAGAGTTGTCATCTGTATTTTTCCAGTCAATAGTAGTATCAAGTCCTGTCAACTCTTCATCAACATTGTCATACATATTCTTCTTTGTAATTTTTGAAGCTGGTATCCTAAAAGCCAATTCAGTCTTTGGTTTATCCATACCATCTTGTATGGGTTTAAAAAAGAATGGCAATCTGTTTGCTATAGGCACAACTTTATCAGTAAACATTTTCTTTGCATCAGCACCTGTTTTTGATAATATACCAACCCTAGAATCTCTTGCAAGCGTTCCTGTGTTTACACATTCTGATGACCCCATAAAAGAAAACCCTGAACGTCTTATTTTGAGATAATCCATACCAAAGCATCTATTATCTGCTTTACAAGCTTCCCAGTATAAAAAGAATATTCTATTTGCCTCTCTGTAATCAGGATAACCAACATCAATACTTGTCCATTGCAGATACATATAATGAGAACCTGTTATATATGTAGCTTTGCCATTATTATAAAACCAATGCCCTAATTCTCTTTTATCAAACTCTCCTTCAATATAATCTACCCATTTGTTTTTAAACTGAGGTGGTCTTTCGTTCCACTGGAATATAGAGTTTATTCTGCTTAATTCTTTAGGAAGCTCATGTCTTTCCCAATATTGTTTTTCTTTACTTTTATGCCTTGCATAAATATCTTCAGGTTTTTTAGGAAGAGCAATACATAAACCATTAATGTTTATCACCTGACCTATTTGTCCAGATTTAGATATTACAACTACATCATATTTTTCATTATACCCATACACCCATGTTTTAGCAGTATTCTTTTTACTTAAAACGCTTTTAGGAATATAATCTATTAATTCTTGATATAAACTATTTTGATCTTCGTTCTGCAAATCCTTGTTTTGTGTTTGTTTTATCTAATGTTCCTCCGCTTTCTAATACCTCTTCCTCCATATCTATTTTATTTAAAATATCAAAGGCGTCAAATATAGCTAGCTTTTTTGTAGCTGCTGCATTTTTTAATCTATCAGCTGCTAATTCATCTTCAGGGTCAGGTTTAATAATATCTTCTTTTGCTACTTTAATAAGCTGCTCTACCGCTCTACGCCCTGCCTGTATTATTTGTTTTTTAAGTTCTTCTGATTTCATAAAATTAAAGTTATTTGGTGGTCATACATTCTGTAGAGTTTCTCATCATCTACAGTAAACTCATATTCACTCTCTGGTTTAAAACATATTCTATCACCTTGTTTTACTCCTTTAGATTTTAAATAATCATTCGGATATTTCATCTCACCAACAAGTGGCTCTTCAGTTCCAAGCTTCATAATAAATGACTCTTCTTTTGGAATGGGTTTTACAAAACAATATCTGTCATGACAATGCCACACATCATCTTGCTTAAACATAAAAAACTGGTCATTCTCAATAAAAAACATATCATCCATAAAATAACTCTTGCTACTTTTCTGTCTACCTTTCATATCATTATAATATTTAAAAACATTATGATGTACAAGTAGAATATCACCAACTTTTATAGGGCCATCATAACCAAGCGGAGTTGACACAACAACACCATGTCTGTTTGAAGCTTTGTGGTTTTCCTCTGACGTATTAGTAACAAATTCAACACCCTCAATATTTTTAGTATTGGTGTATCTTTTATCACCCAGTGGTTTTACAATAAAATAAAAAGGTGACCTCATTAAAAGTTTATATTATATTCTACTGAAACTGGCATATTGGAATTAAACTCTTTCCAAAGTAGCACTTCGTCTTCTTGTTGAATCCAAATCTTATAACTATCTGAATGCTCAACATACTGAATGAGATGGATAAAATATTTACCTCCCAAAACTTCCTGGCCAACTATGTAATGCATAGAGCTTGATTTATAGTCTTGACCTATAGAAATCTTTCTTATATCCATTAGATTAAATTTAATTAATACAAAGATATAAATTATTTACCTGCCTTGACCTCTATATTTTTTAAGGTAATTTTTAGATGATTTAACTTTAGAAGCTTTAGTTTTGGCGTGAACACCAGGTCTACGTGTTTTAGGTTTTTTGTAACGAACAAAGGAAATATTACGAGCCATTTTTACTCATTAAATCTGTTTTTTGTTTTGAACCAGCTGAACTTCCAAAGTAATAACCAATAACCTGAGTAAATGCTGCAACTACTGCACCAAACCCCATATCAAATAATCTTTGAGATTCCTCTGGTATTTGCCATATACCAATAGCACCTGCAACTACAGCAACAAATGATAATGTGATTCCCCATCCAACAGTCTTAAATAAAATGTCATTAGAACCAGATTGTATAGCTGCAATTTCTCTTTGTCTTGCCGAGGCTCTATCTGCTACTTCAGCTTCATAAGCTTCTAGTATCATTTCTTGAGCTTTTATTTTATCTTCAACTGGAGCGTCTGATTGTTTTATAGAAGTAATTACTTCTTCAACACTCATCTCACCTTGAATTAATGAACCAAGTGTTGGGTTAATTAAACCAACTGCACCTTTTAATAATTTACCTACAGTTGTTTGTCCGAACTTTTTATTCTTACTCATATTACCATGTATTTAGATTTGCCATTTTCTTTATATGCTTTTAAACATCTTCCTCTATTCTCGTCTGGACTTACATAAGAAACGTGCACCCAATCTGGATTATCGTCATCTCCAAACTCCCATATCATCTGGTCAAAGTTTAAATTTTCTTTTATATAGTTATACATCTGGGCGTTTGTTTTATGACCAAAAGTATCATCCAGGTCAATCGCTCTACCCTGGCAATGTTGTGACTTGTCACTTCCACCGATAGCAGTATTTAAATCTGGGCATCTGTAAAATGAATTTATTTTTATTGGCCCTCCTACCCACTCTCTAAGTGGTTCAAATATTTCTTTAGCTACCGCCTCCATATTAGCAAGAGCGTAACCATCAGGAGTATTGTCGATATTGAGTCGAAGTGCAGTATTAGATTTTACTGCTTCTTTGTAAGATATATGTGGGCTTATTTTTTTAATAACTGATAAACTTTGATAACTGTATAAACAATAGTTGCTAGAAGAAGTATGCTTTGCAACATCTCATTTATTTCAGCTACACTTATTACTAAAACTGTTATACCAAGTACTGTAGGTTCAAAATCAAAGTTCATATTATTCTGTTTCTATTATATCCCAGGCTTGAGTTTCCTCATTCCAGGTATATAGGTTATCATCTTCTGGCATCGGTGTTGGAGCTTGCCAATCAAAGTTGTCGTCTAAAGACCAACTTGGGAATGGCTGAGGTGCAATAAATATATCGTTAACATCATCATAAGTATATCCTACTCCAGCAAACTGCTTTCTCATAGAATGGTTATAAGATGTTTGCACCCAACTGGTGTGACCAAACAAAGAGTTACAAAACTCTATACCTTTAACTTCATTCTCTTGACCCTGGTCATCAAGAAGCTCGTTGTTATGTACAACAATAACTTGTTTTACTACGTTATTCTCATCAAGTTCTGCAAAGTGTGCCATAATTATTTTTTTACAAAGTTAATTAAATTTTATTTACGAATGTACGTAAGTTCCACTACCTGTATATGTTAATACTGTATAATCTCCGTCTGTCGTTACTGTTGGGCTACCAGTTGTAGAGCTTGAATATTCAGATGTAAGTAATCTTAATATTACAATACCACTACCTCCATTACCTGATGTAGCAGTTCCTCCTGATGGTGCAGTAGCACCACCTCCACCTCCACCGGTATTTACAGTACCAGCATTACCATCACCATCACTATTTGTACCATTAGCTCCACCTCCTATTCCACCTATACCAGCTGTACCTCCTCTAAAAGATGAACCCCCAGCACCACCTGCGTATGCTACAGAGGAACCTGTAATACTAACTGATAATCCAGCACCACCATCACCAGCAGTTGAACCAGAACCATTCCCACCAACAGCACTCGCTCCACCACCTCCACCTGTTGGATAGTTAGTTGAAGAACTTGAACCTGTTCCACCAGCGAAACCTTGTCCTGCAGTACCTGAACCACCAGCCTGGCTTTGATTTCCTCCACCACCACCAGAACCACCATTTCCTGGAGTAGTTTGACCAATATAAGCTGAACCTCCTCCTCCACCAATAGATGTGATAGTTGTTAATCCTGTAGCAGCTATTGAAGAATCAGAACCATTAAGTCCTGCTATATTTCCAGGTGAAGGAGTAACACCATTTGCTCCTGAACCTACTGTAATTGTATAAGTGCCTGCTGCTAAAGTTATATCGCTTTCTGCAGATGCACCACCACCTGATGTTGAACCATAAGAAGTTCTTAATCCTCCAGCTCCTCCTCCTCCTCCGTGTTGCATAGCACCTGAACCTCCTCCTGCAACAACAAGGAATGACATATTACCTGCTAAAGGATATGGTGTTGGGTTTTCTTTAAAGGCCATGTAGATGTAAGTTGCTCCTGATGCGTTCCATTCACTAAAAGAATTATTTAATGTAAAACCTGTTGATGTTAAAACAAAACTCCCTGCAGTCATTGACGCTTCAGCGTTTATAAGGTTAGCTGATAAATAATTATCATCTCCTCTTTTACTATCTATAATATTCCAACTTCCTGTACCACTTGTTTTCTTTTGCATTACATAATCTGGTTGGAAACCTACATTTACAGAATTTCCTGTACTTCCTGTACCAGTATAACTTCCAAACTTGCTAAATCCAGATACTGAATTAAAACAGTAGGCAATCATTCCTACATTAGGTCCAGAAGTTGCGTTTACGTTTAAACCTATTGTTGTGCTTGTCATACCAGTTCCCCAAACTGAAGAACCTGCAGTTGCTTCTGCATCAGAAGTATTAAGTCGAAGATAGCTTCTTGTTAAATTTGTTTGATTTTCGTGCCAAACAAGCCATCCTACAGCAGCGGTTGTGGGTTTTATTATAACTAAATTAGGTGTTGAACTTAATCCGTGACCTACAGAATAATCTCCTGAAGATGGTGCAGTCCATTTAATAATAGAGAAACCTGCATTAGCATTTGCGCTAACTATAGATTGTATTGTTCCGTCTGTGTTTGAAGTTGGCACTGAATTTGCTTTCCAGTTCCATGACACCCAAGTATCTCCTGGATTGTTAGAGTTTCCATTGGCTTGAATTGTAAATCCATCAGAGTCAAAAGAACTCACAATATTTGGTGATGTTGTAGCTTCTGCACTAGTGCTTTGAGAGCCAAGGAAATATGGTGCTGTTCTTAATTGGTCTTGTAAAAAGTGATGCCATGAAGAACTACTTCTACTTTTTAACCATACAAATGATGGTTGAAACCCAAGCCCTTGTATTAATCTATTTGTACTTCCATCTCCAGTCCATAAAGATACATTAAAACTATCCGCTAAAACTGGAGCAGTACTTGGGTCTGAAGCAAAGGCTATGTATAAAAATGTATTACCATTTCCGTTTACAGCATCATAAGTTCCTATAACTTGAAAACCATTTGACAAAAAATTAATATCTAAACTGTCTAAATCAAACTCAGCACCATTAGTATTAGGACGTAATATTTTATCTCTAGGATTAGATGGAGTTCTTTTATTATCATAAATTGCCCAATATGAACCTGCTGTACTTATACTTGTGTTTTTAACCATCAAAAAAGCTGGCTCAAATCCTGTTTCTACTATTGGTCCATTTGTTGAACCATTACCTGTGTATGTGCCAATCTTTGAATACCCTGCTACTGATTTAAAAGCATACATAATATATGTAGAACCATTGCCGTTTTGATTATTTACACTTGAACTTCCGTTTAAAAACCCAAATGTTGTACTGCTCATATTAGCTATATCAACACTACCATTTGTTCCTCCAGTATTAGAAACAAAAGCAGTAGTATTATTTAAAAAACCTACAGTGTTATTTGATGTTAAATAAGTATTCCATTCTGATGTCCCGCTAAGGGTCTTAAAGATTGTAAGTTCTGGTATTGCCCCTAATCCGTGACCAACAGTTGATGAAGCGTTACCATCTCCTGTATAACTTACAATACTAAAGCCTGCTTTTGTATTTGCTTGAACTGTACTCGTAATCGTTCCATCAGTATTGCTGCTTGTAGTTCCTCCGTTTAATTTCCAACACCAAGCTACAAAATCATTTCCATTTGCGTTGTGAGCATTTCCAGAACCTAAAGAAAATCCATCGCTATCAAAAGATGTTAAACCTGCTCCCCCTGCGCCTTGTTGTGCAGAAGTTGAATTTGATTCAAGATACTTATCTGCTCCTGTAGTAGAGTCAATTAATCTATGCCCAAAACTACCACTTCTATCTTTTATCCAAACAAAATCTGGTTGAAAGCCTACTCCTGTAATTGATTGTGTAGAACCATTTCCTGTATATAAAACTGTATTAAAATTCTCACTTGGCACTGGCGGTATTTCTTCGTCTTGTAAATCATACCATGAACTTCCATCCCAAAACTCTATTAAATTATTATCCGTATTATATCTCCACTCTCCAGTAGAAGGACTCGTAGGTCTCTCTGCAGTTGTACCACTAGGCAACTTTAAAGCTGTGTCTAAGCTTGCTAAGTCAAATAATTCCGGGTTTGTAATTTTTGTTGTTGCCATTTTTTATTTTTATTAATAATATATACTATCAGTACCAGTAATTGCAGCTGGAACAGTAGAAAAATTATTACCATTTCCACTAGTATCTGTTCCTATTGACGATGGATTACCAAATAATAATTGCCACCCATTGTTACCCCAAGCTGTTGCTGAATAAGTTGCAGGAATAGTTAATGAACCAAAAGTTGTTGTAAAATTTGATGGAGGTCGTAATTGACCATCAACAAATTGGCAGTAAGCAAGAGATGCATTCATCCCTGCGGATGTCGTCCATTGAGGTCCATTAATTCTGTGTGCATCAGTACCACCATTTATTCTTGTACTAACACCATCTCCAACTGGCTTTGGCGATTGTGTACTTGTGAAAGTTCCAATACTTGTTCCATTTATATAAAATGTAGGCGCTTTAGTTCCCTCTTTTGTAAGACAATAATGATACCAAACACCAGTCGTTGGAGTAGACACTGAGGGAGTAATCCATGCGCCTTGACCAGCTGAACCTGAATCGAAATACAAAATCCAACGTGAATTAGCACCATCCCACGACATTTCTTCTCTTACTGCACTTGGATATTGCCCAGTACCTATAAGCATATTAGTACCTGTAGCAACACTTGTCCATTTTACCCAAAGGCTATATGTATATCTTGTGCTATCAGATGGAGTAGATTGGTTTCTATTAAATTTTTGTGTATCAGTTACTGTTATAATATTGCTAGAAATTGGAAATACATTTGTTATTTTTTTCCATTCTGTCCCATTATAATATTCTTGAGCTGATGCTGAACCTTGAGACGATTCATTGGTATTATTTCTAATTTGACCAGTTGCATCAGTAGGTCTATTAAACTCAGTACCGCTAGGCATTTTTAAACCTTTGTCAGCGCCTGTTGCGTTTAAATCTAGTACTCCTGGTATTATTTTAGTTATTGCCATATTAACCTACACTTACCCAATTTTTTAATTCTTCATTCCAAAGATACGAATTTTCTATGTCTGGTAATTCTACTGGAGAATCCCAAACACCTGTATTAACATTCCATGTCCAACTCGGATATGGTTGAATTGAATAAAGTGGCTGAGAATAATACTCATAATCTACCCACTCCTGTGTATCTTCTTTCCACCACCAGTCTGCCCCCGATGGTTTTTCTACAGGACATTCCCATAAACAAGTATCTTCATTTAGAGTCCAAGACTCAAATGGCTGTGGGGCATAAAACGCATCTCTTACAGGGTCGTAGATATACCCTACCCCTGCATAATTTTTTCTAAAAGGTGTGCCTCCGTTTTGGTGAACACCACCTACTGTATTGTAAGAAGTTCTTTTGCATAGTCCGCCTTTTCCGTAATACCCTTCCCAGTAAACCGTGTTGTCTATAACCTCTGGTGGAAGAGCGTGAAGCTCTTCAAGCTTTACTTGTATTTCAGCCTCAATTGCTGTAATTTCTTCTTTTGTTTTATCTGCAGTCCTACTATCTTCTAAGTCTCTTATTTCTTGCTCAATCGTTTCATCTCTTGCAGATTTCTCATACGTTTCTAGCACTCCAGTTATTACTCCTGTTACGACGCAAAGTGCATTATCTATCTCTTGCTGCTTAGCATCTATCTCTGCTTGCTTAGCTTCAATCGCAGCTGTATCTTCCTCAGTTGGCTCTTCAATAGAAGTAAGATTACCCATCTCACTCCATAATAATGAAAGCTCTTCTCTTAGAGTCCCTGTAGTTGCGTCGTTATTTAAAAATGCGTAATGTGCCATATTAACTAAAACTTACTGTATCACTGCCCGCAGTGAATGTTGTTATTTTATCACTACCATCCGTAGTGGTTGTACTTGTTAAACCTGCTCCTACTGATATTGTGTAGGTGTTTGGATATCTAACGATTACTATTCCTGAACCACCATTTCCACCATCACCTGCATCTCTAGCACCTCCTCCACCTCCTCCAAGGTTTGTAGTACCACCAATAGCACTAACTCCTACATTCGCTCCACCTGCTCCTCCACCTCCAGTTCCACCTGGCCCTATAACAGAACTACCTTGGTTATTACCACAACCTCCACCTCCACCGGCGTAAGTTACTGATGACCCAGTAATTGATACAGCTAAACCATTACCACCTGCACCCCCTGTTCCACTATTTGTAGTAGTAGCATTAGAACCTGCTGCTGAAGCTCCACCTCCACCACCTCCACCCCAATTAGGGCTAGCATTAGTACCAGAACCATTACCACCAACAAAACCTTGATTAGCAGTTCCGGCTGCTCCTGAGCTAGGGCCTCCTGATAGATTTCCAGAACCACCTCCTCCAGAACCACCTGAGGTAGGAGTGAAGTTTCCAGCTTCATATCCCGAGCCTCCACCACCTCCAAGAGAAGTTATAGAGCTAAATACTGAATTACTACCTATAACCCCAATTTGGTCTCCTGCTCCGCCAGAAAAACCACCTGCTCCTCCTGCCCCCACAGTTACTGTATAATTTGTGGATAAAGAAATTCCTAATTGATTTTCATTAGATGAACCTCCTCCACTTGTAGAGCCATAAGAAGTACGAAGCCCACCAGCTCCTCCACCTCCCCCAACTTGGTCTCCTCCACCACCTCCTCCTGCTACAACTAAAAAGTCTGCTTGAAAATCTGCGCTAGGTGTTCCTGCTGTTTCGGATAATCTTTTCCAATCTGTTCCGTTGTAAAACTCTAATCTGGAATCTGTAGTATTTAAACGTAAATCACCAGCTACACCTACGGGTCTTTGGGCAGTAGTACCCTGCGCCCACACTAGTCCTCCAGTGTTACCACTCATGTCAATTACGTTTGTAGTTACTTTGTTTGTTGCCATGAGCTAAGCGTTATTGTGTTATTACTACTTCAATTCCATTTGTTGCGGTTGTCGGTGGCGCAGTTACAAACGTTAATGTTGTGCCTGCTACGCTATAATTAGCTACACCTGCTGAATCAAGTGAGTTTTGATATACACCGCTTATATAAATGTTAATATTGTCTGCACTACTTGGAGTAGTTGATAATGTAAATGCTACAGTAGAATTATCTCCAGTAAATTGGTCTTTAACAACTGTAGTTCCTGTGGCAGTGGCAGCTACTGTTATCTCTGTTGCTGATGTTTGTGTTAAAGTAATTCCCGCACCTTCTGTTAGATTAACTGTTGAATCAGTTCCTACGGCAGCATCTAATTGCAGTGGAACACTAGAACCAACTTTAGTTCCAGCTTGAAGCGTATATGTATCTCCAGTTGCAGTTGATGCAATTGAAATCTCGCTATCACTCACTCTTGTTATTGATATATCAGTTCCAGCTGTTAATGTAATAGCATCATTGCTTCCATCACTACCCGCTAAATTTATGTTAGTAGTAGCAGCAGGAACATCTACTGTATAAGTTACGCTAGTAGAAGTAGAGGCTATAGATATTTCGCTATCACTTACTCTTGTAAGAGCGATATCATTTCCAGCTGTTAGGGTAATAGCATCATTACTACCATCACTACCTGCTAGGTTTATATTTGTTGTTGCTGCTGGAACATCTACCGTATATGTTGTTCCAGTCAGAAGAGCTTTAGGTATCTGTACGTTGTCCGTACCCTGATAACCAACGAAATAATCTATGTCCGCTAGTGTCGCTCCTGTTGTAAATTGTGAAAATTTTACTGCCATTTTTTTTCTATTAAGGTGCTTGTTCTGTTATAATATCTTGACTTGTTAATTCTGATACCATTTGTATTCCAAGCTCTGTTACTATGTCTTCTCCTCCATAAGGTGGGTTTACCGAACCTTGATTAGTTCCAATAAAATTCCCTATAGCAATGATTAAAGACATATTACCAAAGAGCTATAATGTTAGAAGCACTTGTTCCTGTTGCAAACACCTTTTTAACATGCACCGGGAAAAAAGCTCCTGTGTTAATTCCTATAAATGTTACCTCATCTCCAGCAACAGTCTCTACTTTTAAATCACCAGCAGTTCCAATATATAAAACACAACCTTCTTGGTGTCCTCCATATATTTGATATGCTTTCGATGTTACTGAAAATATATTATCTTTTACGTTTAGTGTTGTGGCATTCTCAATGCTAGTAACAGTTGTCTGAGTTCCATCAGTCGTGTTTACTACAATCATACCTTTTTTAACACCAGCGGTTACAAAATCTTTTGTATTGTCGATTAATTGACTTGTTCCACCAGACGTAGTTGTGCCTGTTGGGCCACCTGTTCCTATATCAGGAATATCCGTGTTATCGCTTGGATAAACTTTCCACGCTCTTCCTGCTTGTAATTTTTGATATGCCATAATTAATTATCTCTATTAAATGGAAACATACGGTTTAATGAATCTCTTCTACCGTCGCATCCACAGTCTTTATTAAATTTTTTTGCTACTACGTCCACCGCTTTTTTTATTCCGGTGAACTTAGTAAACTTTTCTATTTCATCTCCGAGTCCTCTTGATTTCATTTTTTACAAATACATATAGACTCGGTGTGTGCGCACTCTTTAATGTTAAATGTCATTTTGTATAACATTTTATTCCACGCACACTTTATATTTTTTGTTAGTTTTCCCCACCATCTTGCGATATTGTGAGAAGTTTCAATAAGCCATGCTCCTAACTTTTTCATATTAATTCATTTTAGAATCACCCGAATATGGATGCTTTCCTTTTGCTTTTAACACTCCTTTAGATTCATTTCTCCTGTCTTTGAAAGACTGCATTTTCTTTCCATTACGCATCCCTAAAGATTCGTCTAATCTATCGTTATATCCTTGTTTTTTCATTTTAATAATTTTAATTGGTACAAAGATACTAATATTTTCCTTGTCTATTTTTTGGAGAAGACTTAGTTGAACCTCCTTTTCCTGCCCATAAATTTTTACACGCCCAATATCTAGCAGTCAACTTAGATGTAGCAGTGCTACATTTGTGTCTAGCTTTAAAACTTTTTCTTGCTGCAGCAGAATAATTATGGCCATAACCAGTAGCTCCAAAATGTATAAGTTTTTCCTGGCCATTAGCGCACGCCTTAACCATTTTCTTTTTTCCTGCTCTATCTGATTTCATTGGCTTATTACAAGCCATTTTACTTTTATTCGCCATACTGAGTTCTTTGTATAAAATATTCTACATCCCAAACGGTGGCTGTACCTCCATGTGACTGAATTTGAATAGTAGCTCCATTATCAATAAAGTTCTGGTCAATGTAATATTGAAACATATTGTGAAAAACTTCTGGAGTTGCATTTCCTTTTATAAAACCTATAGCAACTTCTAAATTTTGAATATTACCACCTCCATTTGTAATATATAAATCTAAGTGAGTTTGATTTGCATTTGGAGTCTGTGCTTTGAATTCTATACTTATAATACACACTTCATTAATTTGTAATCCAACAAGCTTGCTAGTTGCGCTGTCATAAAAATCTGAAGACAACCTGCTTTTAGTTGTTGTTCCTGCATTATTAGGTAGGGTTACTTGCACTCCGTCGCTTAAAGCAAAGGGAGCAGCAGCTGTATATTGAGTATCAATATATCTAGCCCATCCTGGAGATAGAACTGATTGTAACTGCTCTAAAGTATATGCGTCTCTGTTTGCATTAGCTGTAGCTGACCCTTTGTTTAAAGTATCAACTCCTGGTGCTACTCCGTGAAATTTAGTTCCTGGTGGTATTGGCATTTTAAAATATATTTTTTATTGTTAAAGTTAGTACAACTAACATAATTACAATTAGCCAAAGCGGTATACCTATCCAAAATATGTATTTGCTCGGCATTGTTTAATTATTTTTTAGGTACACAATTTGGCACTTTCTTGCCATTTTTTTTCTTCATACCTACCATTTCATATCCTGACCAGCATGGAGATTTTTTTCTGTTTGTTTTTAATTTTGCCATTAGTTATTCATTTCTAATTCTTTTACTTTTAATTTGAGAATATCTAAATCTTCTATTGCTTTCTCTTGGTATTTCTCCAAGTACATCAATCTCAAATTCTGCTCAGCATCATCAGGCAAAGCTCCTAATTCTCCTCTCGGCCACTTAATCCTAAACTCGCTGTTCATTTCAAGCTCAGAATCCATCCTCATTAAATTTACCTCCATCTGCTGAATCTGACCTATTAATGTAAAATACACCCCCGCCAATGATAGTAAACCAAAACAGATGGCTACTATTGTTTTGACGTCGATGTTAAATTTTGTTGATTCAGATAACGACGTCGGTTTCTCCATTATGAATAACCAGATTTAGTCTTCTTCTCCATCTTGTAATTCGGATTATTCTTCATTGTACCGTTCATCATTGCAGCAAACGATGCTGCTTGTGCTTTCCCACAGGCGTTATATGGAAATGTTTTTTCTCCGCCTTTATACTTTACTGTTGGCATAACCTTGTTTTTTATAAATTAACATATTAGGGTAGTCTTTCGTGTTACCCTTTGGACACGTATAATTATATTTGTTTTTATCTAAAGAACTCTTATACATCATACTCCAAATTTTCTTTTAGATTTTTTTGGAATAGAATCCCCTGGTAAACTAATCATTTTTGATTTGCCAGTCTTAGGATTATAAACCTCAACATCTTTTACTTCTTGAACTTTTTTTCTTTTCATAAATCTTTCAATAGCATTGTTCTTAATGTTCATTGAATCTTTTAATTTCTGTAATGGGTTATGTTTTGGCATAATAATTTATATTTGTACAAAGATAATAAATCTAATATAATGAAATCCCAAGGAGTTCACGACTGTTTAAAGTACTGGCGTGTTATAAGATACTTTGTAAAACGCAAGTATAATCTCTCTACTGCAGATCTAGATATGCTTTTATTTTTGTATAGCGAAGATATTTTTTCTAAACAACAATTTTTAGACTATGAAGATTTACTCTCATGGGATAGGCATAGATTTAAAAGATTGCTTGATAATGGTTGGATAGAAATATTTAGACCGAAAACAAAAAGACTAAACACAATGTATAGTGTTACTTATAAAACACAAAGGATGATAGACTCGCTTTACAAAAAACTATCAGGTGAAGAGATTCCTACTTCACAAACATCAAACCCTTTGTTTGCAAAAAATGTTAGCTTTAGTGATGAGATATATAAAAATATGATAAAAGAAATGAATAAATCTATAAGACAACAACGACGTCTTTCTCCTGAATAATAGTATAAGGCTCGTCGTTTATTATCATAGAATATCCAGCTCTTTTGTCAAAATATACTATATCCCCCTCATCAATAACACTAACATCAGTCCCTGATTTAATTATCACTCCTTTTTTGTATCTTAGTTGGTTTGCATCTTCTGAACTAAGAAGAAGTCCTGAAGAAGTTTTAATCTCTTCTTCGATTATTTTTAGAACAATATTTTTTCCTATTGGTTTCATTTTGTCTCGTATGTTCTTGCCATAGTTACTATAGCGTTAGTTGATAATATTGTTACTGCTACACTCACCGCATTCTGCAGTGCTTGCTTTGTTACTTTCATAGGGTCTATAATCCCCATATTTATTAGATCACCCTCTTTGTTGTTTTTTACATCAAGACCTATATTGTCTTTTTCATATTTTTTTACAAACTCAATTCCTGCGTTGTATTGTATCTGAAGAAGCGGTTCTTTAAGCGCACCCCCTAAAATCGCCTTGGCGATTTTTTTAGAATTTTTAGAGTTTAATAATTTAACTCCCTCTTGATATAGTGCCAGCCCTCCCCCGGGGAGTATGCCTTCCTCGAGGGCACTACGGACTGCACATACCGCGTCATCAACTCTATCAAACAACTCCTTTTGTTCTAGGTCAGTATTTCCTCCTACATAGATAACACCAACTCCTCCCGTTAATGATGCGATTCTTGACATGATAAAATCTTTATCCGCTTTGCTAGTTGCAATAGAGTGAGCGTCTTTGAGCTGCTTAACTCTATCATCAATAGCTTCTTTGTTCACATGAGTATCGTATTTAAGAATAATAGAACTATCCTTGCCAACAATAATTTTCTGTGCACGGCCTAGGTCTTTAAAATTTATAAGACTTAGATCGTCTCCTGTCTTTTCTGAAAAATAAGTAGCACCAACCGACAGAGCTATATCTTGCATCAGTTCATGTTGCTTATAGCCAAAGGAGGGTGGTATTATGGCACAAAGCTTCAAGTTGTTCTTCATCACATTCGCCGCTAAGGTGTTTATGACATTTTGCGAACAAGGAGCTACTATAAGTAATTTTTTATTGTCAGAGATAATTGGCTTTAGTACATTCTCAATTGTAAGTATATTATTTATCTCTGCATCGGACACTAGCACATACACATCCTCTAGTATACACTCATCTTTCTTTTGATTGTTTATAAATAGAGGTGATGAGTACCCTCTATCTATTTTTAAACCATTAGTGGTCTCAAAGTTCGTTTCACTCCCCTGTGATTTCTCAACGGTTACTATCCCATTCTTGCCAACCGCATTGTAGGTATCTGCAATCACTTTACCAACCTCTGCATCATTATTAGCTGATATAGTAGCTACATCTAGTAATTTATTTTTGGAAACTGCCTTGCTTCTTTTTTTAAGATTAGCCACGATCTCATTAGTCACGCTGACCATATCACGAAGAACCTGTGGCTTATTATCTGCACTCTGTAATAGCTCACTGCCTTTCTCAACCAAAGCTTCTGTTAGAACTATAGCAGTTGTCGTACCGTCCCCTGCGTTGGCGGCTGTTCGAGAGGCCGCCTCTCTCATCATCTGTACGGCTAAATTTTCCACAGGGTCTAGGAGCTGAATAGACTTAGCTACTGTCACTCCATCTTTTGTCACGGTGATTCCGTGTGTGTGTTGATTCGATTCTATTAGCACAGTATTCCCCATAGGGCCAAGTGTTGACTTAACAGCCTTAGCCATTTTAGATATACCGCTAATTAATTTTGATCGTGCCTCATCGGCAAAGTGCAAGTCTTTTGGTGAGTACCCCCCTGATGTTTCCATTTAATTAAATTTTATTATGAGACCCATCGCAGTACCCCTCAGGATTTTGTGTGTTACCACAACCGCATTTAGGTCTGTCTTTTAATTTCATAATGCTAATATAATATTATTTTATATAAAACAAAAAAACCAACCTGTTAAGGCTGGTTCTTTTTCCAACAGAAAAGGCTTTGAAGCTTCTTGTCTGCTAGCTAGTGTATTATGGAAACAGATGTAAAAATATAATTAATTTTTAATCTAACAAAAAAAAAGATTGGAATTTTCCAATGTGTTCCAATAATTCCAATGTATTTTCATACAAAATAAAAACGTCCCATTAGGGGACAAAAATGTCCCATTTTATGTAAACCACTGATAATCAATATTAAATATAAAATAACTTAATTAAAAACCTGACGAACTGACGAAATTTTTTGTTTTTTACTCTCCAATAAAAAAAAATATTTTTTTTCTCGGAAATCATCTG